TATTCTTGAAGTTGATAATTGTATCTTTTAGGTTTTGCATTAGGCCTTTTATATCAGCGTTTTTCTGACCAAGGCCGGCTACAAGGTTTTGGGCTGAAGCTTTCATAGCTTCAAAGGATCCGGAAACTGTTTCACTTGCTTCTTTTGCCGTGGTCCCGGTTACTCCTAGGCGTTCTTGTGTAACGTGGATAGCTTGAATCAGTTTATCAAACGGAATGTCTTTCACGTTCTTAGCTGTAGCCTTGAAGCTGTCACCCATTACGCCGGATTCATTAACCAGCCGGGCCATTTCTTCCTGTGTACCACCATAACCAAGTTTCAAGTTATCAAGCATGGTATAGTTATCTTTTGCAAAACCTTGATAGGCGTTTTGAATGTCTGAAATGTTCGTCCCGAACTTATTCGCATTATCAGACATATCAACTATAGCCATATCCGCATATTTTGCGGCCTGTGCGGTGTCACCACCAAGCCCCTGAAGCAAGCTAGCACTAAATGAAGTTACCTGCTCCATGTATTTCACACCGGAAACACCGGCCCGCTTGTATGCTGTTTCTGAATTTTTAATAACAGTATCAGCGGAACCTTTAAACATGGTTTCAATACCACCTACGGCCTGTTCCAAACTTGCAAACGACTTGACAACCCCACCGATAGCACCAACCACCGGCAAAGTGAAACCGGCTGTCATTCCGGCCCCTACTTTCAGCATGGAATCACCCACACCATGAAGGGAACCGCTTAGTTTTTCAAGACTTGACCCGGTTTGATTCCGCAAGCTCTCCAAAGAACTTTGGGCTTCCTTTAAACCGCTTCTAAAGTCTGAAACGTTCGCTTTCAGTATGGCCGTTACGTCAAAATCTGCTCCCATTAATTACCCCCTTTCCTTGCTTGATTAATTAATCTGTTTCGTTCCGCCATGTCTAGTTTTCTAGGCGGTACGGTTTCTTTTGTAGGTTGATTTTTTTGGAAAATCCTGTCAAATTCTTCCTTATGGTTATAAAATTCTTCAAAATTTCTAAACGCCGGACGGGCTGACTTGCCCCGCCCTTTTTGCGCTTTAACAGATTGATTAAACCAAGCCTGAATAGCGGAGTTTAGGCGCTTATCCTCTTGCTGAATAGCGTAGGCCATGTTATAGATTTCAAATTCTTCTAGCGTGGTCCGCATTGCTTCCCGAAAGTTCATACCGTGCCGGGCAATAAGGAGCGCTAGGGCTTCATCATAGCCAAAGTTAGAGCTTGACGGGTCGGAGTTCCCTACTCTACTAGGTTCATGGCCTTTTTGAGTAGGGGCGACGCTTTTAACTCATTAACCAAGTCTTCAATAACTTTGTCATACTGATCATTTAGAATCAGTTCTTCAAGATATTTTTCAATAGCTTCATTAGACGGCTTTTGTGCTTCCGTTACCGTTCCGGCTTTGATCACGTCGATAAAGGCCAAAGGGTCGTTTAAGGCTTTCCCGGCATTGAATAGCGTCATAGCACCATAGCCGGTTTTCATTCCTTCTAATTCCGCTGAATGGAGCTTGTTCATTTCACGCAAGAAACCAATCCCGAAATGTAAAGTGTATTCTTTTCCGCCAATGTTTAAAATCATGTCTTATTTCTCCTTTAAATCCAAAAAAATAAGGGGCTTTTAAAGCCCCTGAAAAATTAGAGTGTTTGGCCTGTGCCTTCACCCTCTTTTGCCAAAGTGTGGTATTCATATTGCGCCTTGTTAATGGCTGATTTTTGGGTTTCTGTGAGTGTGTCGGTACTGATCACACCATTTCCATCAATCGCCATTTCATAAGTAAGTTCTACTTTATCATCTGCCGGCGCGGAAATTTCAAAGTTTTTGAAAAATCCTTGGTAATATTCCACATCATATTTTTCCTTCCCGCCTTCTTCAAATTTACTTGCGAGGTCCACGATCCAAACTTCAATTTTATCCGTATTACGGAACCATTTACGCATTTCTTTCCACATATTTACCGTATCTTTATCTTCACGGTAAGCTAGTGAAGTAAATTCGCCTGAAGTTTCACCGTCTGAGACGGAGTTCACAACTCCATCTTTTGTTTTAGTGGTTTCAACTTCTTTTTCAGCGTTTAAAGTTAATTCCGTTTGGAATCTTACTTTCCCGGCGTCTTGTTTCTTTTGATCTTTGACGCGTCGGAAAAATGCAATATAATCTTTTCCTTGCATTAATTCTGCCATTAGTTATTTTTCTCCTTCTTTGTATAGGTAAAAGAAAAGTCCAGGACCACATGAAGCAATGGTTGGACGTCTGTGTTATCGGGTATGATCTGTTTATCTGTTGAAGTGTGGTTTAGGTTGTATTCCCACTTTCCGGAAATATTTTTGACAAGCGTTTCTAAATAGGCTGAAATATCGTCCAAAATGGCCCGCTGTACCCTTGTAGCGTAAATGTGGACCGTTTGGCCCACTGTTCCCCAAAGGTCGTTATTTTGGGCTTCCTGTGCCGTATTTTCACCTATGTAAACAAAGGGGTACTTTGTCCCAGCTTCCGGCAAAAAGTCAAAAGTTGGTGCTTTAGCTTCAGCCAACTGATAAATTAATCTGAATAATTCGTGGTTTGGCGTCATTTGAACACCCCTTTCATTACGTTTGTCATGTCTTCTTGAAATTGCGGTTGAATTTCCTTAACCGCCGGGCGCATGAATGGCGTCCCCGGTTGAAACCGGGTCCCATATTCCTGATATCCGGAATATCCGGCTTGTGCGTGAATGTGCGCTTCCATTCCGGGGTAAGAAGTAGTAATATGATTTTTCAAAAAGCCCGTGTCTTCAGGGGCTTTCTTCTTTGCTACTGCTTTAGTACGTTCACCGTTATTTTTCAAGACCGCTATAGAAAGCTTTACGGCGTTTGGGTGTGCGTTTGAAATGGTCATGGTTAACTTTTCCAAGCCGTGCCATTTAACACTAACCATTGTTAGGCCCTACCTTTTTCAAGCGTACAGCCCCTTTTATAGGGGCGTCAATCGCTTCAATAGGTTCATAGGTATCGCCATTAAAAACGGCCTGATCAAAAGGCGCTTGCTCTTTCTGAAACCGGCAAGAAATGACTGTATCTGTCCGGTTCCCGTAGTTTTCAAACACCTTTAATTGTGTGACTTTATTCACCAAGCAAGGGACTTTTATAGTCTTCCTCGCTTCCATTTCATAACTATCCGATTCCGGATTGTATTTCTTACGTCCACCACAAATTAAGGTAATTCGGTTCGGTGTCTTCATAGGAAAAACACCTTTCCACGCTCACGCTGTGAACCGTCTAGGCCAAAATCCTTGTTAAGAATGGCCATATACGGTTTAAATAGGTTATCCCACTCTTGATAAGTCACGGAATAACCATCAACCGTTTCAGACGTTACGCCCTCGGAGCCTTTGCGCCCGTAAAGCTTATACACCACATTTTCAATCATGAAATTATACTTACTAGCTATTTCCGCCGTGCCTGTCAGGCCTTTGAAATAACTTTCAGCGTCTTCCACTAAATCAGTTAACAAATCATTTTCTAAATTGTCAGTCGGATCAATACCCAACCGACGTTTAATTTTTGCAAGTTGGGTCGCTTCCATCTGCTCTATTCCCCTTCGATAGTTTGGGCAAGTGCTACTAAATCCGCTTTCTTGACGTCCGCTTCATATTCTACGCCTGCTTTGTCTAGTAGTTCTTTCAATTCTGCCACTTTCAATTTTTCAAGTGGTTTTTCTTCAGCTTCTTCAGCCGGTGCCACTTCTTCAGTCGGTGCTGGTGATGGTGCTTCCGCTTTACCTTCAGCAACAATCACACCTTTACCAACCAATTCAGCGATTCGGGCGCCTGATACGGTAAAATCAGGGCGCGGGTAAAAATCACCGACTTCATAAAAGCGGTTATTATCTTTTGTGTCGATAATATTGCGGGTTACAATATAGGCCATTGACTACCCCTTTCTAATTGATTAGACGTTTTCAGCGCTAGCGGTCAATTTAGCAAACGCGTTTGCTTTAGTGACCATTACAGCGATATCCATAGTTACGCGAATTGCTACCATTTCTTGCTCGAATAGGTTGATTGGTGTACCGTCTGAGTTTTTCATGGTTGAAATTTGGCCTTCTTCAGAAATCTTGAAGTTGATGTTGTAAGGTACACCATAGATCAAGCTGTTAAAGTCACCGGCCAAAAGGTCGCCTTTCTTAAATTGTTTAGATTTCAAATCTACGGTAGTAATACCATCAATAGTATTAGTTGCTTTGTCGTAAATTGTTTTCTTGTCACCGTCACGGCTTTCACGCAATGCAGAACGGTTTTGAATCTTAGATACAAAGGCATTAGGGTTAATGTCCGCTTCATAAAGCTTATCTTCCAATTTAAGAAGGTTTTCATAGTTGATTGGTCCAACTACAACTTGGCTTGAATCTTTAGCAGATTTTGCTACTGAGTTTGCAAAAGGCGTTTCATGGCCCAAAAGTCCAGCTTCATCAATTTTAGTATAGAAAGCTTCCACGATCTGCGGTTTCATGTCTTCAAAGAATTTTTGCCATGTGTAGTTCAAAGCTTCACGGGAAGCAACTAGGATAATACCCAATTTGTGAGCTTTAAGACTTACCGGAACGACTTCAGGTTTATCAGTCTTGATTTTTTCGGTTTCGTTTACCCAATAAGCTGAAACTCCGTCAGTTTGGACATAAACGGTTTTTTCTTGCAAGCCGTCCATTTCATGATACTGTCCAAGTTGCATTACTACGGAATTTTCTGCTACGTCCTTCATAATGATATCAGTCATTTTCTTGGTAAAAGTTCCGTCTTTCTTTTCTGAAACTAGGACTTTATCAGGGTTAAAAGTTTGTACTGTCATATTTTAAAATTCTCCTTTAAGGTTATTTAATGATTCGGGAACTTCTAAAGATTTCCCCTTTATCTGTGCTTTCGGTCCCGTTAAGTTCGGATGAAACTTTAGGGGGTTCCGATTGCGAATATTCAGCCTTGATCTCGCTGATAATGCTTTCAAGGTCTGAAATAGCTTGTAAAGTACCTTCAGCGGTATCTTTAACAACAAAAGAAATCACTTTATCATTGACCGGAAGTTTCCGGCTAGAAAGTGTTTTAATAGCTTCATCTGTCAATTCTCGCTTGGTTTGTTCTTTCTCTAAACCGGCGATCTTATCTAGTAAAGCTTGTTTTTCTGCTTCAGCTTCTTTCCGGCGGTATTCTTCCAATTCCTTGCCGGTCAGTTCGCTTTCTGCCTTGTATTTTTCCAAGGCTTTAGAAATTGCGTCCGCTGTATCTTTGGAGTGTTTTTCTTCCATAGATTTCAAACGGCGTTGCATTTCGGCCACTGATACCATCTTTTCGGCTTCTTGTGTCGGAGTGCTAGCCTGTTCCTCAACTGTTTCCGGTGATTGTGGTTCAACAACCTGTGTATTTTGATCTTCTGCCATTATTAGGCTCCTTTCTACGCTTTTACGGGCAACCCCCCCGAACTCATGCAACTTTTAACGTCTTCAGCACGGTTTGGACAAAGAAAAAAAGAAGGTGAAATTTTAATTTTCATCTTCTTTGTTAAGTTTCAACAATCATAGTTGAACAAGCAGAAACAAAAATATTTTTTATCTCTAGTTCACAATTTAAAAAATCTACCGGATAATCTCCATCTAGCCATTTTTCATTATGTGTTACGTTGAAATAAGTTTCTTTTTCCACAAATTCAGCAAGCTCTTTTACTTTCATTGTTCATCTTCTTCATTTAGTTTAAAATCGTTTAAGGTGCTACCACCTTTTTTATATTTTAGTTCGATATGGCCATAGCCTGAACACCTACAATTAGGGTGCATAGGGTACATATTCACGCCCTTTTCAAGTTCATCAACCGGAAAGGCTTTACCGTCCAAAGGGGCGCATATTTCACATGCTCCCGGTTCAGCTACAAAAATAAAATGTGTGAACTCATTAGCCACCAGCATTTCTTTTTGTGTGTCCGCATTGATCCGGGCTATTTCTGTCTTGATCAACCTTTCAGCACTTGACCGGCTAGCGCCGTATTTCTTGGCTAGTCGGTCCCGTTCCTGTTTATAGCCCATCATATCCGTATAAATACGGTTAAGTGAAGCAAAAACATCCTTTTGTAAGGTTTGCTGTAGCCCTGTTTTTCCCCAAACACGGTTAGAAAAAGATTCACCGTAAAAATCGGCGTCTAAAATCGCTTCTAGGCGCTTTTTCACTCCCTTGGATGAATTACCCAAAATCCCCGCTTGGCGCTCAAATTCGCTTAATATTTCGCTTCTGCGGGCCTTATCAAACATTTCATAAGTTTCTGCTGTAAGGTTTTGAATTTCCAAGTCTAATTCAGCCTTTAAGAGTTCCAGCCGGCTTACTTTCATCTTTAAGTTATAAACTCTCAACCATTCATTAGTAGCCGGGCTGAAATCTTTTTCTTTTACGGCTTTATAAGCCTTTTTATTGAACTTGGTAACGTCCATTTTGTCAGCCCGTTTCATGGCTTCTTGCTTGGTTAAACCCTCACGGCCCGCATAGTTGATATAAAAGCGATCTATTTGAGCCTGAAGGCGGTTATAAGATTCCTGATAGATTTCAACCAAGATCCTTTCACGCTCCAAATCCCGTTTCATTAAAGCGGTTTGGGCTTTTCGTTCGGCGTTGTATCTCCTATTGTCCGCTATCTTCAGATTCATCTGCCACACCTACGCTTTTCACTCTTTCAAAATCG